ATACTGAATATTCTGCCAAAGAAAAATAATACCTTTTATAGAGGACATGATATGAAGAAAATTATTTTTACATTGTTAGCATTATTTCCTACAATGACATATGCCCAAGACAAAAATGATTGTGTGGATGCTGTTACAGTACACAAGGGCATGGCAGAACAATACGGCGAGAAACCGTTCGTTGATCTTAATGAAAAAGGTGTCAGACAATTAATAATATATGCTAACATGACTACTGGTACCTGGACTGTGTTTGCTTTTAATCCGCAACAAAATCAGCTCTGTGCTATCACTGCAGGAACGGGGTTTAAACCTGCAGAGAGCAGATTTGATCCTAAACTTTAATTTTTTGAAGGTGCGACAAGTACGGAAACCATATTCGGTACTGGCTAACTAATATTTTTCAACACAAAAAAGCCTCTATTTACTAGATAGAGGCTTTTTTATTATGTATTGATATCAGAAACTGAGCTTATAACCAACTGTGGCGGCATCAGTTGATGCTTCGAAGTCAGAATCATAAGAACGAGCCAACTTAACAAATATAGCGTTTGTCTTGTTGAGTGCGAAAGTCGCACCAGTGCTCAACTGATGTGATTCCCAGTCATTTGCATCATCGATAGCATTACGGTAACGATAACCGATAGCATTCAACGTGAGGTTGTCTGCTAGCTTATAGTCAGCACCTGAGCTGAGTGTGTAGTACGGATAGTTTGCACCATTTGTGAAACGCTCACCGATAGAAGCACCGACCTTTGCAGTGATACCTGCAAACAACGGGATCTTATATCCTACAGTCGCTTCAATTGTCTGCTTCAATGCACCTTCGTCAGCAGCCTGTGAAGTGCCTACAGCAGCTCCAACTGAAAAACCTCCACCAAGGCTACGATCTACACCCAACGAATATGTGGTTGCAGTAGATGCATCATATTCGTTTGGAGCAAACTCATAACCATAACCTGCAGTGATAGTCGTATCAGAAGAAACAACTACTTCCTTTACAGGAGGAAGTGGTGCAGCCTTTGATGGAAGATCACCTGCATATGCAGTAGTTGCCATCAACAGAGCAGCAGTAGTAAAAGTAAACTTATTCATTTAGTTCTCCGTATTTTAGTTGTTAGGACTTTGAGTCCGATTGCACGCTTATGAGCTTCAATTTCTCAAAACGTATCGTAAATTTATTTTAGTAATATTTCCAAAGCTTTGTTTTCAAATTGATTACGTTTCATAACGAAAGTTTGAGGTATTTTTTCGTTGTCTACTGCAATAATGATGACAATTTGAGGAATTTTTATATCATAATGTTTTTCAAACATCAATGAATAAATTGTCGATTGTAAAAAATAATTTTCGATCCACTCAGCTTTTTTTAGTTTTGTAGAAGTTTTAAAATCAACAATAGAGGGAATACCATTATATTCAGCTACAAGGTCAGTTTTTCCTGCACACCCTAATATTTTTGAATATAATGGTAGCTCTATTCCAAAAATGTTATCTACATGATTATCTAAAACTTGTTTAATCGGTTGAAATGACTCTATGTTAACAGGCATTTCATTTAGATAAAAATTTTCTTCATTAAGAACATATCTCTCAGCAATTTGATGTATTGCCGTACCCCTACGGGCAGCTTGTGTCGAAATCTTCCTAGCTTTCTCCTCGCCTACCTTGGCACGCCATTCTAATAATGCAGTTTTATCTAGTTTCTCAGAAAGAATAGTTGTTACTGATTTTAGTTTGGTTAGTCCATCAGGTAATACATAATAACGTTGTCCATCTATTGTTTCGGTTATCAATTTATCAAATGGCACCAAATTATAATTAAAAGTTTTACGAAACAATTTTTAATTTATCTTTCTGAATAATATAATCTTTTACAATAGAAGAACGTACGATATCATTTTCGTTAAAATCTATAAACGAAAAAGATTTCATTTTATTGATAATTTTCATAAAATCAACTAATCCATTTTTTTCATGCTCTTTGGTAAAATCAGATTGTCTAAAATCTCCAGAAAAAATAATTTTACAATTTTTTCCAACACGAGTTATAACAGAATCTAGTTCATGTAATGTCATATTGGCAATTTCATCAACAATAATTATGCAATTGTTAAGAGTTATGCCACGTATAAAAGAAGTAGAAATAAAATCTACAAGACCTTTTTGTTTAAGAATTTCATAAGCATCACCTCTTCCAAACAATTCACTACAAATTGCATAGTAAGGTGCTTCATAAACTTTAGTTTTTTCTTTACTGTTTCCAGGAAGAAATCCCATATCTCTAGTAGGGACTACACTTCTTACTATTATAATTTTATTGTAATTTTTATTTTCATTCATTATTTCATTGAGTGCAAGATAAACAGAAATAAAACTTTTACCCGTTCCAGCAATACCATGCAGCATTAAATTTTTGCCGTTATGATATTGTTCAAAGGAGATTTTTTGATTTTCTGTCAAAGGTTCTATTTTTTTTATCTTAAATGGAATTTTTTGATTATCTAATTCTCCCATTTTATTTTGACGAAGTAATCTTCTTTGTTTTCTTGTTGTTTTTTCTTCCATTACTTGCCTTGTTAAATTAATGTGTGTTAATAGTGCTCCCTTTAATACCCTTAGAATTGTTGCTTTTCATTTCTTTGAGTAAATCTCTAAAACCATCTTCTGGTTTATTCAACCCTCTACCGGAGTGAATCATTGGAGCACCATTTACCAATTGTGTTAAATGTAAATTATCTATCAAATATTTATCTAATGAAGAAATAGTCATAAATTCATCAAATTCTTCTCCTGTATTATTATTTAAAAATTTGTAGGTGGGCATTTATTATCTTTCTTGAAAAAAATCATTATAAATTTCCATATTTTCTATATTATTATATTCTTCAAATTCACTATCAGTTAAAATTGATATGTCTTTTGTTTTTAAAGCTTTTTCCACCAATTTATTTTGTTTTTTTTCTAGATAACGACTTCGACTGTTGTAGTTATCTTCTTCTTCATCATTCCAATAATCAGTTTTATTGAATTTTTTAAAAGATGACTTACTCATGTATTAAATGGATACCTCTATTAGTTTATGCGATTAAATCAGGCAATGCATCTTTAACATGCCCAACTGTTATTCCTTTAATTGGCTTTTTGTCTTTTGTGTTTATAAGAAGTTCAGCATCAGCTGGAGCCAATCTTTCCAAAAACTGAACAAACATTATCTCTCTTTTATTTTGTGAAAGATTAGGATGAAATCCTTCTACAAAATATCTGATATGGGAAGCTTCCCTGTGTAAAACCATTTCTTGGTCAAAAAGTTCATTTGGCTTATAAGGCGGTGAACCTGCAGGGAGCAAAAATTTTACATTCGGGTCATATGCTGCTTGCAAAATAATTCTAAGAGCAAATGTGTCATTTGCTTTTAACATATCAATTTTCTCTTGGGTTCTTTTAAATTTTCCTACTTTTGTGAGGAATTCTGCCATTCCAACTACCATCAAAATTCTCCAATATGTTCAGTTAAATTGCGAAGTTTATTAGCAACAAAGTAATTCATCAACTTTGAACGATCCTTGTTTGCCTGTAAATTGTATGAATCCATCACCTTTTCCTTAATCTGATCAGGAATATAATTTAAATCTATCAATTGAACATTACGAAAATAATTTTTTGCGATTACTGTTTCCATTTCATTAGGATTCATTCGCAAATATTTCTCCATTTTTTTAGCAGTTAGTGGACGTTGACGTTCTCCAACAACGAATGTATTATCATCTGACAAAATATTAGGAACACCGTCACTACTGTCACCTTTCATGATATGTTCTTTAAGAAATACTTCAGGGTTGTTGTGTGACACCCATTTTTTACGAGTAGGATCGTACTGTTTGATATTTCCATAAGTTTGAAGTTGAATGAAGTCTTTATCACCAGACAAAATAAGGATCGGTTCACCACCAATTTCACTGCCGAAATTTTTGACAAGTGTTCCTATAATATCATCAGCCTCTGCCATTTCAATATCGATAACTCTATAAGGAAAATACTCTTTAAGTTCTGCACGAATTTTATTCATGCATTCGAAAATAGCTTTCCAATCCATATCGGACTTTTCTTGATTTTTTTTACGATTTGCCTTATAATAAGGAAAAATTTGTTTACGCCAATAATTGGTGTTGTCACAAGCAATAACCATCTCACCAAAATCTAAGCCAAATTTTACTTTATAAGAACGAAGAGAATTAAGGATCATATGCCTTACCATGTTCTCTTCTATTTGAGCATTTGTATGGTTACCTAACTGCATTAAAAGATTAGACAACATAACTTGATTTAAATCTACAATAATCACGAACTCACCTTATTCACTCTCATCTATTTTACGAAATGTTATATTTAAAGAATCTACAACTTTAAGTTCAGAAACATCATCAGTTTCCAAAGTAAATATTTTGTCACTTAAATCTTGAAAAGGATGATATATTCCATAATGGCGACAAAGTATCGCTCTAATTGATTCAATAACAAAAGCACCTTCTTTCAAAGAGTTTTCACTACCATCATCAAAAGACGAAAATCCAGCTAAGTCTAATTGAGTAAATAGCATTGGAGCTATATTTGAAATTGTTTCTTGTATATGAAATTGTTTTACCATTTCAAGATTTTCAGTAATTTTCTGTAAATCTATTGGTCCTTTATATTCTTTAGGAAATGAAATCACATTGTTTTGATGCATAATATTTACCTTAATTTAAGTATAGCTTATTATCGAAATAAAGTCAATAATATTTATCATTTTTATAACTTTAATTTTGCATCATTGGTTGCATTATCAATTCTAATCGACTGAGCAATAGAATGCATTATGATTTGATGAGCATCTTCAATTACTCCATAATTATCACTTTTAACATGAATGCAAATATCAGCTATATCTTTTGCCTTTCCTCCATCAAATCCTACCATTGCTATCGAAACTATATTTCTTTTTTTTGCTGAATGAAGAGCATTAATGATATTAGGAGAATTACCACTAGAAGAAATTACTAAAACAACAAAATTTTGTAAAGGACAAGAATTTATTTGATAACTAAAAATTTGTTCATAACCAATATCATTTGCTATTGCTGAACAAAGAGAAACATTTGATTGGAGAGAAATTATAAAAGGAAAAAGATTTGTATCAGTAATTATACCTTTTGTGTGGTCGCATGACATATGTTCCGCAATAGCAGCTGAACCACCATTACCACAAACAAAAACAGGATAACCAAATCTAGCCATCTGTGAAAGTTTTTTTTCAACAATATTAATAGATTCTTGATCAACTGAATCTAGAGCTTTAATAAGCATTTCTTTATAGTCATTATAATATTTATTCATGAAACCATCTCCACAGTGCTTCCTTTATGATCAAAATTAATATTAAATTTTTCATAATTTTTAAGTGCACTTGCTACATTATATTGTTTTTTTTCTGGGACATATAACATCAAATAACCACCACCGCCAGCACCTAGTATTTTTCCACCAAGAGCACCAGCGTTCATTGCATCTTCATACATTGTGTTAATTTGATCATTTGATACATTGCTAGATAGTTTCTTTTTAATTTGCCAAGATTGATCTAACAAAGCTCCGAAATCATCAAGTTTATTTTTTTCTAAAAACTTTATAGCTTGTTTTGCACATTCTACAATTTTTTTAGTATCGTCAACATTAATGTTAGTTTTTAGATTTTCTAATTGCTCAGTTAAAACCGATGAAGCCATGCGACGAATGCCCGTGTCAAATATCATTAATCTTCTATTTAAATCCATAGCACATGCAAACGTAATATCAACTGGTGTTATTTCAACTTTATTTTTATTAAAATAATATGCATTTAGACCACCATACGATGCAGCATATTGATCTTGTTTTCCTATTGGTTGATCACATTTATTGATTTCGATATAACAAGCTAATTCAGCCAATATGTTTTTTGGTATTGGTTTTCCAATTTTGATATTATAAATCGCATTTATCAACCCAACAGTAAATGTCGATGAAGAACCTAATCCTGTTCCTTTAGTTGGTACATCTGAAAAACTGCATATTTCGATATTTGAATTTATATTGTAGTGTTTTAAAATTTCTCTTACACGATCGTGTTTTATTTCGTCAACACTTTTTTCTAATTCAAGTTCAGAATAAACAACTTTTAAATGTTTTGCGACACAATCATTTACCGCAAGGTAAATGTAACTGTCAATCGTTGTTGATACACAAAGTCCTTCGTTTTGTTCATAAAATTGAGGAATATCACTTCCGCCACCAAAGAAACTTATCCTTAGTGGTGTCTTTGTAACGATCATAATTTTTCTCTAACGTTTAATATCCATTTATTATTTTCTAACCATTGTAAAGTTCTTAAAATAGTTTCTTTAATAGTATAATTAGGTCGCCATCCTAATTTTTGTAATTTAGAGATGTCAAGATCGTTTATTTTGCTGTCTCCAATCCAACCAATTTCATTACCAGACCAAATAATTTTAGGTTCAATTTCCATAAAATTTGTTATTATAGGAATAGATTGGGTAAGATTGTAGGTTTCTGTATTTCCGATATTAAAGATGTTAATTTTTTCATTTGTTTTTTCGGTAATTGTTAACATTGCATTAACACAATCTTCAACGTCAAGGTATGTTTTTCTTTGTTCTTTACCACCATGAACATACAATTCATGTGGATTTTTCTTTAATTCTGTATAAAAATTATAGATAAATCCATGAGAATATCTTGGGCCAGTTATAGAGGCATATCTAAAAACCCAAGCTTGTGTGTCATAAGCTGCGCAATGCGCTTGAATCAGTGCTTCGCCAGCAAGTTTTGATGCACCATAAAAAGATGTTTGGATAAAGTTACAATTCTCAGGAGTCGGTACCTTATCAACAATTCCATAAATTGCTGATGTAGATGAATATGCAATTTTTTTGATGTTCTTTTCTTTAATGAACCGAAGAACATTATAGGTGGCAATGATACCATCATTTATGTCTTTATCAGGATAAACAGAACTAAATCTCACATCGGCGTTTGCTGCTAAATGATATACCAGCTCAATTGGTTCATCTCCAATTAAAGTTGATAATTCTATATCAGCAAATTGTTTTGAAAGATCTATATTATGAAGCTTAAACTCAAGATGTTTGGTTAACTCTTCAATAGCGTGGTCGTGTCTTGCAACCACTCTATCGAAACCAATAACACGATGTCCTTCACGAAGCAACCTTAACGCAAGATTGCTGCCAATGAATCCACATACACCAGTAATCACATATGTTTTCATTTTAAATTTTAATTTGTGTTATAAACAAAATATTTCTTTGCAAGTGAACGTGATTCAATCGTTGGATATTGCTCATTAAGTTCTTCAAGAATCTTAATCCACTTACTGTAAACATAATCAGTATTATATCTGCGTTGAATATATTCACGATTAAATTTTAAATCTTGTACATGAATATCATTATTTTTTCTAACATCTTCAATAGCCTTTTTTAAATAATTTTGATGTATTTGGGCATGTTTAGAATGATCACTAGTTCCACCATACATATATTTATTTATCGCACCAGAAGTATCTGTTAATGCAGCTAAATCTGGATGAACGCAAACTAACCCATAATACATCGCTTCAAGCAAAGCTCTACACATAGTTTCTGGCCAAATATTTGGATAAGCAAAAATATGATAATCTTTTTCCATAGTAACAATTAGATCTTCATGTTTTGTGAACCCATGATATGTAATTTGTGGATGGTTTTTACAAATATCAAATAATTGGCGGTATTGTTCATCGCGGTCAGCCCATCCATACATCTTAAACGATGAGTGTACATGAAGGTGAATATTCTTATCTTCTTCAGCGAGCTTTACAAATACAGGAACCAAAAGCTCAAGACCACGATGCGGTGTTGTGTGATAAGAAATGTTTACAACCTTATTTGGGTCTGGTTTCTTTGGTAGATTGGGGCTCTTGTGGAATGGTTCAATACAATGCATGCCGCCTTCAATTACGCAACTATTTTTATCGTAAGGAACTCCTAAAGTCATAATAAATGTTTGATAATGCCAATTTGAAAGGAAAACATTTTTATGTATATTGTTTCTGATTTTTTCATCTTCAAAAGGTTTTCTACTTTCTGGATCATTTGGTAAATTATGTTCAAACCAAATACGAATTTTATCCTCTTTTAACTCTCTAAATCTACTTGGAATAATTTGAACATTTTCAAGTAAATGACGAGGAATATTTCCGTTATAAAGAAACCTCATATACATTTCTGTTCCACCAGCTGCATTTGAATTTGAGATCTCATTAGTTTCCATCAAATCAAAATTATCTTTAAGCTCAGTCATTATTTAACTCCATTTTTGCAATTCTTTTTCTCAATTCACTTGAACTAAAATTATGATAACGATTTAAATAAATTATTTCTATTCCTTTAGTTTGACAAAATTCGTCGCCTGTAAATCTTTTACCAACATAATCAGTCCCGAGAAATCTAACATCAATTTTGTTTGTTGCTAGAAGATTTAAAAGATCTTTTTCTGTATCATATGGAATTACATCATCAACCCAAGTGCAATTTTTAAGTTGAACATATCTTTCGTAAATTGTTTGAGTTGGTTTGTTTTTTTCTGGACGACTAGTGGTAGGATCAGTTTGTAATCCTACCACTAAATAATCACAATAATTTTTTGCATCACGTAATAATATATTATGCCCTGCATGAAATAAGTCGAAAGTGCCACACGTGAAACCAATTTTCATTATTAAACCTGTCTTGTAACGTAAAGTTCTTTTTCGCTTTTTGTATTAAAAAATTCTCGAACAGTCTGTATAACTACATCTTTATCAAAAGGTTTGCAGCTAAATACATCCAAGTAAAAAGTGTCACTGTCATTATTAAAATGACAACAAATATTACTTGTTTCGATTAATTGCATTAGAGTATAACCTTCTTTATTACCTGATCCAAAGTGCACAATCTGTGGTTCACCATAAGCAACCATATCAATACGTTTAACTAGGTCTTTTGAAAAATTATAGATATTATCTTTACTAGTTATTGAATCATGATCTGCACCAGCACAGTCAAGCATTAAATGATACCCCCAATAATTCATTTCATTTATTCTCCTTTATAATTGTTGTAAATACGTTATGTTTAATTTCACAAACCAATATTCTGTTATTGGACTGAATTGGCATCATATTTTATAGGATCGGGTAATTTTTCGTTAATATTAGATATTTGATAATTACCTACTATAACGATAATTGCTATCAATGCTAAACTGAAAATAGCAAAAAAAACTTTATCTGTAAATTTCATTTGTAATTCTTTCGTAATTATTAAAAAATTATAACTCAATATCCATCAATAATTTGCATATATTGCACACTGTCCAAATTTATATAACACCAGATACTATTTTGTACATCCCAAGCTGCAATATAGTTTTTATTTTTTTCATGAAATTCTTTTTCTTTTTTTTGTTCATTTAGATCTTGAGTATAAGATTTAGGCAAAAGATCTTGTTTTAAAGTGCACCTTATATTTTGTTTTCCAAATGTAGTTTCAATAACATGATTGCGTAAATCTTTTAATACATCATCTCTATTATACATTTTTTACATTTCCTCAATTAACAATTTTTGTGTTTTATTTATTGATTCGTTCAATTTTGTTTTTAATTGTTCATAACCGCCGATATAAAACCCATCAATTACTATTGCAGGAAATGTTTTTGCGGTTGGAAAATTTTCCAATAAAAATTCTCTAGTGAAATCTTCATTTAGTTTCATTTCAACGAAACTAAACCCTTTCATAGACAAAAAACTTTTAGCATTGACACAGTATGGACAATCGTCCTTTGTGTAGATTATTATGTTCATGACAAACGAACTTTCCAATATTCCTCAATATCTTTTTTAGAATTTGGATCATATCCATTAATGGTCATATCATAAGTTACCATAAGTTCAAGCATATATATCTCCTCTAATACTAGTATACTATCTTTTCAAATATTTGTCAAGTTTTAATATAACTTGCTTTAATTTTTTGTTTCTCTAATATCTCAAATCCATTATCGAAAAGAATTTTCTCAAACTTGTCGTGATCATACATCCAAATATCGTCAAAGACATAAACTGAACCTTTTACTGATCTTGGAAGGAAAAAATCAATTTCTTCTTGAAGTACTGCATTAACATGAGGACCATCGAAAAATACAAACGCATATTGATTTTCGAGTTTCTTAAATTCTTCATAAACAGGAACACCATCAGCATAACGTTTGAAAAACTCAGTATCTTCTAAACAGAAAAAAGTAAAGTTTAAACCACGTTGGTAAGCATAATAATAAAGAGAAGGTATAATGCGATTACGCATGTCATTAGTGTAATCAAATTTCTTCACAAAATTTTGATCTTTTGATTGTGGATCGCCTGTTAATTCATGTTGTCCTGGATAATGTATTGATGCACTAAGATTAGTAATCTCTAAATCAATATTTCCATATGGGTCAATACAAAACATTGAACGATTTGTATCACCGTTTGACTCTAATCCATCAATTATAATTTTTGCAGAACCACCACGTCTTGTTCCAATTTCTACAACTGCACCTTCAACGCCTTTAATTTTTTTGGCAGCGTTAAAAAGAATTTCATATTCTTGTGAATCGGTTGCAAAAACTTCTTCATCGCTAAAACGAATAACACCCATATTACTTAACTCCTCATTAATAAAAATCAACTATTTCATCGGCTATGCCGTATTTTACCGCTTCTTTTGCTGTCAACCATACATCTTCAGGTGGCAACAAATATTTCTTAATATCTGTTTCAGACATACCAGTACATTTTTTGTAATGCTCGATAATTCTTTGTTTTGTGTTGTCGAATTCTTTAACGGCTGCAAATAATTCGTGTTCTTTTCCGACAGTACCCCAAAAAAATTGGTGAGAAAGGATAGAGGTGTTTCTTGTGATAAATCTTTTACCTGCTTCACCAGCTATAAACGTCAGCAAACCACAGCTTGCTATTTGTCCTAATCCATATGTATATATAGGTACTCTAGAACCTTTTATTGTGTCTAAAAGCGCAAAAGTTGAGCAAACATCTCCTCCTGGAGAATTTATTAACAATTTAATTTGTTTTGGTTTATTTTTTGGCATTAAATTTCTCTCTAAGATAAATTTAATGAGATCACCTGATGATTTCGAATCAAATTCTTCATTGAACAGATAATAATGATGATCACCAATGGTTGGTATAGATAAATTTTTATCTTCTTTTTCTGTCATAATATTCTCCTAAAATGGTGGGGAATTGATCCCCACCAAATTTTTGTTAAAGTTTTTCAATTTTCACAAAACAAATACCAATTTCTACACACCCAATTTTATCTGCTGCAGCTTTAGAAAGATCTAATATTCTACCTTTTATAAAAGGACCACGATCGTTTACTGTTACAATTACCGAACGATTATTGTGTGTAACTCTTAATTTAGTATTGAAAGGTAAAGTACGATGAGCGGCAGTTAATGCATTCATGTTATATATTTCACCACTAGCAGTTTTGCGACCATGATAAGGAATTCCATACCAAGATGCTATTCCAATTTCATCTGCATTAGAATATGTTGTCGTATTACACAACATATATATTGCCAATAGTAACGAAAATATTAATTTAAACATTAATACTTTCTCCTTTTTTTAATTCGTAAGGAGAGAATTAAATTCTCAATTTGTTTGATTAAAAAATCGAACAACTTACGTTGTTGAATTAATCTCATCTATTCGCTACAATAATTTTAAAAATGAAAATGAGACGCGAATATGCATTATTTTACAATGCAATTTTTATTTTTTATTATTTTTTTAAATTTCCTTTTTATGATTTGCATAATAATAAAATATTATACATAAATCTAATACAATTAATTGATTGTATTTGATAAACTATTTTTGGAATACAGTTTACCCTTAATGAAAAATTCATTTTTTCATTAGCGATAATATTTAGGAAAAATAGTTTATTAGTTTTGGCATAAAATTATTTCTTTCTATTTTTTCTCATTGCTTTACGTTTTTTTGAACCTATTTTACGACGTCCTTTACGAGGTCGGTTTTTATGAGGATGTGACATATTTTACTCCAATTATTTGGTGCCTACGGTCAGATTCGAACTGACACTACGGAAATTTTAAGTCTCCTGACTCTGCCTGTTGGTCTACGTAGGCAAATTATTATTCTAATTTAATGTGGCTTCTGTGAACTCTAACTCTGATTTGTTCATTGTACCAATTATCTGGATTTTCTAAAACAGAGTGTTGAAATTGAAGTTTTGCTTCAATATAATTGGCCGTACCTCGAGATTTGCAAAATTGAAGAATCTCTCTTTTAAATTTAGTTGGATTCATCGACTCGACGTCGGCAAGTAAATTTGTGTTTGAACCATAATAATCTCGCCAATCAGATTCTGTGATTATTTTCTTTTTGCGAGTTTTCCCTTTAATCGTTTTAGAGCGAATTTTGGTAAGTAATTTTTTACCAATATATCGTTTTTTATTTTCTAAATTTGTTATCAAATAAACGAAAGCAACATAACCTTTTGTATCTTCATCTGTTACTTCTTTATCTTTATATAACCACATATCGGGAACTCCATTATCTCCCGATATTTATGGTGGTTAATTTTCATCGTATTCATTCCAATTTTCTGATGCTTCTAAATCGTCTTTATCTGGATGAAGTTCGAAATAAGCATCATCATATGCACGATCTTCATCTAAACATTCAAATAATGTATCACAATCATTACTTTCAAAAAATTCAATTAAGTCTTTGTAAATTTCAACTCGAGTTTCGTATTCTGTAATTGTTCTTTTTAAAATTTGAATGATTTCTGTAAGTATTACATTTCCATTATTCCAACTCATTTTTTACCTCTTTTAAATTTTAATGTTTATTTTAATTAGCTTTTTACAAAGAAAATCCTTTAAAACTTTCAGTGTTTACATCTTTTTTAACTCCACCAACAACATAAGATGTAATTTCTGTTTCTTGAGGAGCCACTTGAACATCTGAACCACTAATCCATTTCTGAGTCCATGGAAGTGGATTAGAGCCACCCTTATATGGCGAAGGCAGACCAACAGCTATCATTCGTTTGTTGGCAATCCATTCTATATAGTCACTCAAAAGTTTTTCGTTTAAACCGATCATCGAGCCATCCTTAAACAGATAATGTGCCCAAGCCTTTTCTTGGTTAACTGCATCAACAAAAATCTTAATAGATGCATCTTTAGTTTCTTCAGAAATCTTAGCAAAATCAGGATCATCAGTCAAAAGAACTTTTAATAACTGCTGTGTTCCAGCAAGGTGTAGGTTTTCATCACGTGCAATAAACTTAATAATTTTTGCATTACCTTCCATTTTTTTCAACTCTGCGAATGCCCATGAGCAAGCAAAGCTAACATAGAAACGAACACCTTCAAGAACATTAACCGACATAAGAGTTAACCAAAGATATTTCTTATGCTCATATTTTGCCTCTTCATTGACATACCCACGATCAGCAACAGAGTTATTGAACATGATCAAGTCATTGTAACACTTGCTAATATCTTCAGCGCAATCAATAATTTCTTGAATATCAGTTATTTCATCGAAAATTTTGCTAGGATCAGAATAAATGTTTCTGATAATGTGAGTATAACTTCTAGAATGAATTGTCTCAGAAAAAGCCCAAGTAAGTATCCAATTTTCGAGCTCGGGAAGAGAACATATTGAACCAAAAGCTACAGTTGGTGCTCTTCCTTGAACAGAATCTAACAAAATTTGACGTTTAAGATTACTGGTAAAAATATGTTGTTCGTGTTCTGTTAATGACTTAAAATCTTTAGCATCTTTGAAGATGTCAACTTCTTCAGGTCGCCAAAAGAAACCTAACTGTTTGTCAGTTAGTTTCTCAAGGAAAGGATATTTCTGTTTATCATAACGTGCAATAGTAGGAGCGTCGTCAAAAAACGCTCGAACTTGTGTTGCATCTTTTTTATTATTTGAGTCAAAAACTGAATAACTCATATTTTGCACGCCTCACAATCATCTTGTGTTTCCTCACCTTTTACCAAATTTGGTAACTTTTCTTCATATTCACCAGCACCATCATTTGTATTAAAGTAATACAACTGCTTGCCGCCATACTTATAAAACATTAATAGATGCTGCAACATAACACTCATTGGAATCTTTTCTTCTTCATAAAATTTAGGATTATAAGAAGTGTTTACCGAAATACCTTGATCAATGAATTTTTGTAATACTGCAACAATCTTTAAATAACCTTCAGGTGACTTTTGATCCCAAAGTAGGTCATATTTATTTTTCAATTTACGAATTTCAGGAACAACCTGCTTTAAAACACCATCTTTGCTTTGTTTAACTGAAACAAGAGAACGAGGAGGTTCAATACCATTTGTAGCATTGCTGATCTGAGCAGAAGTTTCAGAAGGCATAAGTGCCATTAATGTTGAATTACGAATGCCATACTGTTTTGCATTTTTGCGCAAAGAGTCCCAATCGTAATTATACCCTACATTTGTCAATTCGTCAACATCTTTCTTGTAAGTGTCGATCGGCATGATACCTTGAGCATACTTAGTTTCATTTGATTTAGAAGGTGCACCCTTTTCTTTAGCAAGATCAACAGATGCTTTGATCAAATAATATGACCAAGCTTCAGCGTGTTGGTGGAGCTTATTCAAACCATCAGTATCAATATCCTGATAGCTGATATCATTGCGAGCAAGCCAATAAGCGAGGTTAATAATGCCAACACCAAGGGGACGTCTTGCCATAGTTGAGTTTTTTGCTGCTAACACTGGATAATCTTGATAGTCAAGAAGTTCATCTAGAGCACGAACAACAAGAGTGCAAGGACGTTCGAAATCAGAAAGCTCGCGAATCTTACCCCAATTAATGGCCGCTAATGTACACAACGAAATTTCACCGTTTGGATCATTAATGTCATTTAATGGCTTTGTTGGAAGGTCAATTTCTGAACAAAGATTTGATTGGCGGATTGGTGCTAACTCTTTGATAAAAGATCCATGATCATTAGCATGATCAACATTCATTAAATAAATTCTTCCTGTATCTTTTCTTTCTTGCATAAATGCAGAAAATAAATTAACAGCAGATATAGATTTTTTTCTAATTTTGTTAGATTTTTCATATTTTTCATAAAGATCGCGAAATTTGTCATTATCTATAAAAAAAGCATCATACAAATCAGGCACATCATTAGGGCTAAACAAAGTGATATTACCACCAGATAAAAGTCTTTCATACATTAATTTATTAAATTGTACACCATAATCTAAATGACGGATACGATTATTTTCTGTTCCTTTATTATTTTTTAATACAAATAAATCTTCTACTTCAAAATGCCAAACTGGGTAATAAAGAGTTGCTGCACCTCCACGGACTCCACCTTGTGAGCAACTTTTAACTGCAGACTGAAAATGTTTGTAGAAAGGTATAACTCCTGTATGGCTTGTATCACCATTACGAATAGGAGACCCAACAGCACGTATACGACCAGCACCGATTCCAATACCAGCTTTTTGTGAAACATATTTTACAATTGCTGAAGCAGTTGCATTAATTGAGTCTAAAGAGTCATCTGTCTCAATCAAAACGCAAGAACTAAATTGTTTTTGAGGACTTCGTAAACTTGCCATTATAGGTGTAGGTAACGATATTTCAAAATTAGAAATTGCATCATAAAATTCTTTTACCCATTTTAATCTATTTTCTTTATAATTATGAAATAAAGTCATTGCAATTAGCATATAAGTCATTTGCGGGGTTTCATAAATTTGTCCCGTAACTCTATTTTTAATTAGATATTTACCTCGAAATTGTTCCATTCCTACATATGCGATTTTATAGTCGCGAGAGTGGTCAATAAAAGAATTAAGAATATCGTAATCTTCAACAGAATACCAATCTATTAAAGATTTATCATAATACCCTTCAGAAATAATATTTGTAACATGTTCAAAAATACTAGGAATATCATACGAACCATAAACCTGTTTTCTGAGATGGTAGTTGATCAATCGTCCAGCAACATATTGATAACCAGGATTTTCTTCAGAAATAAGATCAGCTGCTGCTTTTATCAAAGTTTCTTGAATGTCTGAAGTTTTAATATCATTATACACTTGAAGTTGAGAACGAATTTCTATTTCAGACTCAGAAACACCACTAATACCTTCACAAGCCCACGCAACAACTTTGTGAAATTTATTAAGATCTAGTTGTTCCTTTGAACCTTTTCTTTTTGTTACAAAAATTGTTGCTGGTAAAATCATTTTATTCCTCGTAATTAATTTTGTTAACAAAATTTAATTTCTGTTCTTTTGACCACATTTTTAAATATTCATTATCTTCATCAAACATCTTTAAATATTCTTCTTCAGTAATTTCACGGTGAGATAAAATTATCGAAGGATCTAAAGACTTTTGTGAAAATTCTGCAAAATTTTCAGAATCATGTTCTTTTAAAGTAACCTCATCAAGTGCATGATTTATGTTATCTTCTACTTCTACACAATATCGAATGCGAAAATGATGTAAAACGTCAACCATTACCATTTTTTTAGTCATTGTTTAATATCTCCTTTAGTGAAAAAAATTGACCTACAATAATACCCCAACACATATTTGCTACTTCTCTATGTTCTTTCTGAGTTCCGTTTGCCATGCGTAATTCACAATAATGTATCCATGAACGTAATGATCCCGACATATACATGCGTGACATAGTTAGACCTTCAGGAAGAACCACCCTAGCTTGTTCTTTAGCGATACCATTTTCAATAGCCCATTTATATGCTAATTTAGATTCATGAGCAATTTGTTGTTGTTTAGCAGTCCAACTATTTGATAAATTTTCGTTAACCGTTTCAATTGAGTTTTGTCTGTTTTTAGAATCTTGAAGACGGGCTTCACGGGTAACAAATGATGTACTATCAACTTCAGCATAACGCTGACTAAACTCTTGAAATGCAAACGAGCGATGACGTAAAATTTGTCGAGCAATATCGCGAGTAGTTTGAATTTCCATAAGAACATGTACCATTTCAAATGGACTCCAGTGTTTATTGTTCTCAAGATATTTGAGAAGACGTGCATACTCTGGATTATTTTGATTTGTAGGATTAGAAACTCTTGCAACATATGCAACTAATTGTTCAGCAGTTTCAATACCAAGTTCCTTTTTGATTTGTTTAGATGGCTCTGTAATGCCAATTAATTTAACTGTATTCACACTTTACTCCATCTTGTAAGTTGTAATTTAGCCGTAAGGTCACTATAAGTGTTTTGTTTTATAATATGAATAATAAATTCAGAAGATAATCCAGACAACACCATATCATTTACATCTTTGTGTTCAAGGTTGTCTGGCCATATACAAACATTATACCCGTTTAAAATTGCTTTGTCAAGTTTTTTCTTTGTTTCAGGCGAGCGAGGTTCATTGTCATATACAATAACAAGATTTTTCTTATCAATTTCTTTTAATGCAGAAATTATGTCACCACCAGCTGTTGCGATTGAATTAGGAACAAACATTGAGTCTATCGGACCTTCAAAAACAAATGTGGTTCTCTCAAAATTAACGGTGTCTAATCCGAAAATTTTGGGATTGTTCTCATTAAGAATGATAGTGATATACTTAGGATTTGTATTTTTTAAAGATCTTCCTTGAAACGCAAATAAATTTTTATCTTTGTCAAAAAAGGGTATTAATATGCGTGTTTCATCATATTTTAATATATTTTTATCAAATTTATTAGGAATTAATGTGTTAACATATGCCATAAAATTAGGAACAGCAAAAGTTTTTGCATGATATAAATTTGGAAGTTTGCGGTTATCAACAAACTTTTTAACAGGATGATCTGGTGAAAGTTGGCTAACTTTCTTCAAACCTTTCAGTGGTCCACTTTTCATGAACACTGGAGGTTTCATTTTCTCTATAAATTCTTCGTATTCTTTTTGTTCTGGAGATTTATTTTTTTGCAATTTTTCTAATTGCATTTCATTATAAAGATTAACGTCAATCATTTTTATGAAATTTGAAACAGAGGAAGATGCTCCACAATTATGACAATGGAATGACATCTTATTTTTTTTCTCGTAAATATAACCACGAGCTTTGTTGCTGTTGTTTTCTGAATCGCCACAAATAGGACAACGAAAATTGTAAAGTTTTGCACCTTTTCGTTTAAATTTGTCTAAACGACTCGAAACAAAACCAATGTATTTGTGCTCTAACCAATCCATACTGAACTTTTACCTTTATCACAACGACAAGTCTATTATACCGTTTTTTTAGTAAAAGTCAAACAATTAATTAAATATATTTAAAAATTCTTTTCCATTTGTTAAAAGAAATATAACAACAGAAAATCCACCCATGTAAATCCAAAGTATTCTTTGCATGTCATTTATTTTATCAGAAAGAGCATTATGTTGTTCTTTTTGCTCTGTTCTTATTATTTCTAATTCTTCTAAAATTTTGTTATCTTCTCTGTTCATAACATCATATACATTTTGAATTTTTTTTTCATATTCTGCTCTTCTAGATTCTACTGTTTCATTCAAATCGTATACTAATCTTTCATTTTGTGTAAGTCTTAGCTCTTGGACGGCAAGTACTTTATTTAAGTCAGCGGAAATTTCAGTTAGTTTTGTTATGACGGTTTCAATATTAGATATTCTTCTTTCATTGTATTCTTCAATATTCATCACATTTTTCCAATTGGTGTCATTGGGTCGAGAATATTTCTTAAAGGTTTTTTATTTTTAGAGTTTGGAAGTAAAGTTGAGCGATTAAGAAGAGTTGTATTTTTTTTTAAAACATTTGTATTATTTGTTTTTAAAACATTTTTGCCAACAAATACTGGTGGTTCTCCGTATGTGTCTGCTGGATTACCACCAGCATTATATGGACTACCATCTTTATTGATGCCCATGCCTGCGATGCTACCACTACCAACAGACATCATCTCTTTTAAATTATCGTTTTGCATTAAATAATCCTTAACCTATCTATTATTGTTTTATCCATATCAATAAGATTAGTATCTATAATATTCTCATCACCAACATTATATATTTTATCAGGAAAAACATTTAAAAGGACCAAAAATGGTTTTATGTATTTTATTTGGGGTTTCAATTTTAAATATAAAATTCTGCATAATGCTTCAGCACCAAAACAATTATTTAAAACAATAATATGGTTCAGTATCAATCTTTCTTTTAAATCACCGTGTTCAACATATCTAGTAATTAATTTTTTTATATATTTAATTCTATTTAAATCTTCAATAAATTCTTCTGTAGAAATGTATCCAGAATTATCGTAATGTTTAGCACAAAATAACAAAAAGTTATGTTCAGTCAATAATATATTATTCATAAATTAAATTTTAATGATAAGAAACAAGATATTTAATTAAAACATTTGATGTTGCTGCAGATTCTCTGTTGACAAATAAAGTGACAATTCCTGTAGAATTATTAATTGTTGGCGTAGGATTAAATTTTATCTTATTAGCGCCAATTTCTGCAAATAAAACATTACTGTTTACAGCAGTAGTGTTTGCTACACAAAAAATTTCACCAGTTGATATATCGCCAGTATTTGCATCTCTAGCATGGATTTTTATATTAACTGCATCATTAATTCCATTAGTGGATGAATCGAATGTAAAGAAAGAAACATTCGCTGTTCCATTTGATGTGATTGTTACGCTGTTACTTGTTACAACCGAATTAGGTAAAACAACAGGTAACAGCGTAAGTAAAGCATTAGCAAAATTGTTGGTAGTAATAGTTCTAACACTAGGATCTGAGCTAGGGCTTCGTAGAATTAAAATTCTATCTGTGCTTGCTACATTAGTAGCAAGCGGAAGTTCGGATACTTTTTTACTATTATCTGCCATAATTTATACCGATCAGTTGTTATTAAGCGTCAGGAAGAATTGTGTCGTCAGAAGCATCAGCTGTTGTGGCAGGTGTACCATATGGTGCAGATTGAGCACCAAGAGAACCCATTGCTACAAGAGTTTCATATTGAACTCGACCAGCACGATTACCAGATCCCTCAGTTCTTACAACCCAACCAGAGTGAGCAACACCTTTGAATGTGCCACCAACAGTAACGTAACCTGTAGCAGTATCGCCCCGAATAGTGTGGACTTCACCAGTAGCTGTTACACGAGCATCAATGATGTCGATATTAGCGCCATCAGAAGTAGTTGCCAACTTAACAGTTGTCGTATTGGCAAATGACACAAAGAAATTTGTATTACCAGTTAACGGAGAAATTGGAGTATTGCCCGTTGGAACTGCGTAAAATACACGATCACCAACTTGGAATCTTGAGTTTGCAGATGCTACGATAAGTGTGTCAGCTGTATTGCTGAAACCAGTTGCAGAGTTATTTGCGATAATATTAATAGCAGCTGGAGCAGCAATAGCTGTAGATAAGATAGTTGATTTGGTATAAGCAGAACCAGCAATGTTAATGTTTAAGCTAGTAATACGACCAGCATTGGTTGTTGAGTTAGCAGTTGAGTTAACAGCAGAAGCATTTGATGTACTGTCAGATAATGCTAGAGTGACAACAGCGTTGGCAGCATAGCCAGAACCGCCTGATGTAACATATGTAAGAGCGATTGCTCCGTTGGTTACGTTAATTTCAGAGGTGTCAACACCGAATACACCAACAGCTATACCTGGAACAAACGAACTCATTGTTGTGTTGCCAAAAATAGCAACGTCAACATTTGCACGTGTACCCGCAGATGTATTGCCGAAGTGAGCGTTTGCTCCCCCGCCAGATTTAACTAAAGCGTAAACACCGATTGGTGCTCCGTTTGATGACTCAACAGTAGTTGTTGAGTTAGCTGTTACTGCTTTATCGTTTCTACCCCATAATGGCATTTTTTTATTCCTCCTAATAAATTACTTTAATTATATTTATATGTTTAAGAATCTAAATCAAAAATATCTCTCATATATTGAGATTTAGTGTTAACTTTTGTAGTTAATTCTCCTTCTTTTTTTGAAAGATATTTTGGTAACTGTTTACTTACTGTAGGAGGATTTAAATTAACTTCAGTCAAATCTTTTTTTACAACCTGTTTAGGTTTAAAATTAGGATCAAATTCTTTTTTAATATTTTCTTTTATATTTTTAAAAGAAAATTCGCTTTCTTTTTTTGGTGGTGGTTGCACAGCACCAACTTTAATATTGTTGGCGTTAATAGGCATATCAATCGTCTTTCATCATTGTGCGTATTTTAGGCATTGTAATTTTTTCTTTTTCTTTTTCTTTAGGAACTTCACCACCTTGAGCAATACGTTTAAACATGTCTGAACTTTTATTAGCACTCATAAGAATAGAATCTTTTTCATCAGCTGTTCTGGCCATTGCATGTCTTTTCAAAAATGCATTACCCATACCTTGTGTCATTTTAACAATTTCACCATTTTCAAATTTGTGTTTAATCTTAGTCATGCCATCAGCAGCTCTTTTTGCATTCATATGCAACTCATTAGGCGTGCGTTTTTCTGGTGGATCTTTAGTTTCTTTTAACATGTCCGTAATTTCCTTTAAAATATTTAAATCTAGATCTTTTTCAGACAAACTACCTTTACCTTTGCCACCTTCAGCTTTATTTTTAGGTGTTGGGTTTGGAGCTTGGTCTTCAGGAGTTGGTGCAACTGGCATCCCTTCAATAATAGAAACAATATGCGCTAATTCTATTTCAGAAAAGATTATTTCTTTTTTCATAGTTTTACGTTTCTGAAAATTTATTTTTATTGGAAATAGAGGCAAAATAAGTTAGTTCAGCTTCAGAGAAACCAACTTCTTCACCAACAGTTATAGTGCCTATATGAGGACCAATTGATTGTTTTTTCTTTGGATCGTATGCATGAGAATTTGTTTCACCATACTTATTTGTATGACTAATCACGCCATCTTTAGCGGTAACACGCCCAGGACCATAAGTGTTTTTCATTGCTTTTGTTGCTTTTGTAAGAAATACCAGTGGTATTTCTGCTTCATCAATCTGATCAACTTCTTCTTTCATAGCTTTACCAATTGCTTTGCGACGATTGTGTAGGTATTTGTCAGTCTTATCTTTATCACCATCATTATCGATATCTTCAGTTTCTTTACCGACTGCATCAAGTTTCTTTTTAGCTGCTTCTTGGAAAAGATTTGGATGTTTTGAATTCATGATATCATTAAATGCAGCAAGCAAAGATTCATTTACCTTAGTTTGTTTGCTCATAGGAACGTATTTTTCACCTTTGACATTGGTTTGGTATTTTTTACCTTTGTATTCAAATTGACCAGTTGACTCACTACCTTGAGTTTTTGCTTTTTTTCGAGCAGCAGCAAAAGCATCTCCGAAACTCATATCATCATATTCTCCTTTTTTATCAGCTTTTGGAGCATCAGTTTTTGGAGCATCAGTTTTTGGAGCTTCAGGAGCTTTATCATCTACCTCATCTGCCGCAGCTGTTTGAGTATCTTCATTGTCACCAAATGCTTTGTACGCAGCATAACCACCTAGACCTACTAAACCAGCACCTGTTGCAATCTTACCTATTTTTGATGGTGGTTTTGGTTCCATTGGATCTGCAGGTTTTAATTTCGGTTCCATTGGATCTACATCAGCTGCACGTGAAGAAGGTGTTCCGCCCGCATCTCTGATAATTTTTTGAACCAAATCAAATTGACTTGTACCACTTGGTGGTGGTGATGCACCACCTTTAAAACGAAATTTTCCCAAAAAATTTCCTTCTAAAATATCAATTAAACTATTTTTAGTTTTTTGATCAAAGTAAGAAACTTGTTCAATAATTTGCTCTTCAGACATTTTTAATAAATCACCAGCAATTTTATTTAAACGAACTTCGTTAAGTAGTCCTATAAAATTTGTTTTTGTCATTTTTTTTCTCTTTTTTTATTTGGTGGAATTTTTAATTTTTGATACAACAGGATTTACAAAATCTTTAATTTTTGATACAACAGGATTTACAACATCATCTACCACCTGGTTACCCAAAATACCAGGTACCTTGTCCCAAACCTCTGATTTTGGTATTTTGTTTGTTTTACTAATTTCATCAACTTCGTGGCTTATGTTACCAAGTTGAGCGCCGCTAGCCAAATCACTTGCTACAGTTCCAACTTTTTCTATTGCTTTACCGGCTTTGCTTAACATTTTCACACCTTTAATTGCTGTTCCCACAAAAGGAACTGCACTTACAAGATTTAAAAAAGCATCTAAATTTTCGCCACGATCATAGGATCTTTTAGCACTATATAACGCAGGAATAGTTCCCCAACCTGGATATATAGAAGCAGCATCTAAAACAGTATCCACACCACTGTATGCGTCGTTTTTTACACCGAGAAAATCTGTTTGACCCTTTAACGCCTTATCTTGCGCTGGATCATCTCTTGGTGCATATTTGTCAGTAACTTTTTTTACTGGATCTAATCCACCTTCAGCACCTACAACACCACCTGCACCAATGCCGAGAATTTTCGGCGCTGCAGCGGTTACAGCGTTGGAAATTCTACCAGCTATACCTATTCTCTCATTAATGTTAGTATTTTTTAATTCAGGATTTATTTTAACTGAATAATTTTTTATAGAATCTTTTATTATTTTTTTGTTTATACGATTTTCTTCTACAATTTTTTGTTTAATTTCTTGATTCCTAGTCATAGTTTTTTCTCTTTTAGAGTTTGGTCTAGGAACATTAACTATTTCTTTTCTAGCTTCAGAAGCATCTTTTGTTTCTTCAACTGTTATATCTTGACCAGCATATATTTTATTTGGATCTGTAATTTGTTTATTTTTACGCATTAATTGATCAACAGTGGTGCCTTGTTTTTTTGCTATAGAAGTTAAAGTATCACCCTTTTCAATCTTAATTTTTGTATTCATACCTGTTTTAGGTGCCATGTTGTTGTCAGTGCCAACTCTCGGTGATTGTGCTCTCGGTGTCATATTTGATGGAGGTGGATTACCATCACTTGGTGCAGCACTTGACCCCATTTGTGGTTTGTTACCTGGACTCATAATACCAGATCCAGAAATACTTGACACCATTGGTGGTCTGTTACCTGGACTCATAATTCCAGAGCCAGACATACTTGAAGCTGGTGGTTTAGGATTAGCTAATTTCAATGGGTCTAATCCCTGAGCGTCGGATTTAGGTTTAAAAAGGTCAACGATTTTATCTACAGTATATGGTTTTTCTGAATTTACAATTGGAGTGTTAACTACTCTTTTTACATCATTGGATCTGTCATTTAAATCTCGCTGATCTGGTTTTACTGTATTTGCAACTGGAGCTGGAGTGTTAACTACTCTTTTTACATCATTGGATCTGTCATTTAAATCTCGCTGATCTGGTTTTACTGTATTTGCAACTGGAGTGTTAGCTGATTTTACTACAGTAGCTGGAGTTACAGCCCTTTCTCCCGAATATCTTTCTTTTAAAGATATTTCTAATAATTTATTTTTCATTTCTTCAAAAACTCTACGATCATTAGCCATGTGCACATGACTTGGTACATTGAACGTTCCAATATTCCCAACGCCAATCGACTGTCCTGGAGTTAATCCGCCTAAACCCATAAGAAAACCAGGTGCTTGAACTTTAGTATTAGGAGTATTAGGTGCTTTAAATTTAGTATTAGGAGCATTTTTAAATTTAGTGTCAATATCAGTTTTAAGTTTAGTGTCAATATCAGTTTTAAGTTGAGTGTCAATATCAGTTTTAATAGTAGGATTATCTACTTTTATATTTGGAGTTTCTGGCTTAACCTCTGGCTTAACCTCTGGTTCAATTTCTGGCTTAACCTCTGGTTCAATTTCTGGCTTAACCTCTGGCTTAACCTCTGGTTCAATTTCTGGCTTAACCTCTGGTTCAGGCTTTGGACGAATTGGAATTTCTGGAATTTTTGGGAATTTTATTTTAAATTCCAATAGTTGTCTAATTGCATGTTCTGGACTAATATATTTTTCTGACATTTTATCTACCTTTTGAAATAGCTCTTAGCATCCAGCCATGTTTTTCATGAATATCAATGCGTTCTTCTAAGAAATTAACAATACCTATTTTTTTTGCAACCTCAGCCAATTTATGTGCATCTTCTAATGTTTCAATAACTTTTTTATTATCTTCTTCTAATTTACGAGCCATATTAATAGCTGTTGGAATATTAACTTCATCTTTTACCTCTGATAATTGATAAAATCTACCAAAAGATCCTGGAGCATAAACGTCAAGTGTACGGATATGTTCTGCAATTTGATCTGTAGCAGCCCAAACTTCATTGTATATTGTAGCAAAAAATGTATGATAATCATTGAAGTTTTCACCTTCAACGTTCCAATGATAATTGTGTGCTTTTAAATAGAAACCAAATGAAGAAGCAAGAACTACCTTCAACGAATCTGCTAGTGTGTTATTTTTTTCTTCAGCCATATTATTTTCCGCCACCTAGTATGTTTGACATTGTTCTGACATGCTGTCTATCTTTTTCTTTTTCGTCCTCAGGCAATTCGTGATAAGGAACGTGCTGCGCAGCATTATAATCAGCTTTAGGGTTTCTCTTCATCCACTCATTATGAATGTGTTCAGCAGCATCTTCAATATTGCCTTTATGTTTACGAATAGCCACTAATGCAGCTTTACCAGCCGCAACATTTTCCTTTTGCCAATCAGGATGTAGTTTGTTAAAAGGAACATTAATATTACCTTCAGTTCCATCGCTGTTCTTTTTTACTCTTTTTTTTCCAGTATTTCCAGGATCAAAAGAATTTCTCCAATTGTCATGCTGTATTGATGCAAACTGCATAACAGCATCATGTCCTTTACCTTCAGCGATAATGTATTGCTTAAAGCTTTTCATATTAACAATCCCATGCTCTACGTGACCAATAATTGGCGCTATCTTTTTTATTTAAGTTACCTTGACCAGCTGATCTAGCACAATATGAACGTTTTCTTGCTGGTTGATTTTTTTTAATGCTTAAAATTGGATCTCCAAAACGCACAATTTTGGCATCACCATCTCCATCAAGATCAACATAAACTGCTGATTTCTTTGGCCCATCTGGAGTTCTAAAAGGTTTATTTAATGAAACTTTTCTTCCTTTATAGGTTGCTTCATTAACTACTTTTTTAATTGTGTTTATTGTTTTTTGTACTTTATTCTCGTTTGGAGTGTCTTTTTTATAGATGTCAGTTAATGACTTTGTACCATCAAAACGTGAAGAAGAATTTGTTTTATCTTTAGAAATTGATTCAGAATTATATTCTTCACCATACATAGCACGATATTTCTTAGTATGCTTTGACTCTCTCGTTTCAGCAGTTGCATCGCCTGGAGCCTTTTCATAAGCTGAAGGATCATCCCAATGTTTTTCTCTGCCCTTTGCAAAGTGAGCAGCACGAGCTTGATCAGTACCACTTTCGCCAGTTGTATATTTCTTTGGTAAACCAGTTTCCTTGTCCTTTGGAACTTCAGGTAATCTAGCTTCTCTTAAATCTTTATCAGCACCGTGATATGTGCCTTTGCCTTTTGTAATGTAAGAATTTACACGAGCCATTCCCCACTGCTGTGGTGTAGTCCCTGGACGGTGCCCAGTTCTCCAAGCAGCAACGCCTCTAGAGTAAACTTTCTTCAATGTGCCTAATGAAACGCCTGAAGCTTTTGCTTTCTTTTCAAGAGCAGCAGACTCTTCTAATTCCAATAATTCGAATTCTTCGTTTTGGGCGGAGCGGATAGCAGCCTTAGTTGGTGCACCTTTTGTTCCTGGTTTTCTCATTCTTTCATCAGATCCAGCTTCAATTCTTTCACGTTTTGCATGAATGTTTGCCCACAAACCTTTACCTTCATTTAGTAAATCGGAATCTAGATCAGAAGCAAAACCACCAGATATAAATGAATTAACGCGATCAAACGCGAATTGTTCTTTTGTTCCTTCGAACAGTTCTGGTTTCCAAATTAAATGACCTCTTTTATATACTTCTTCAAGTATATCAGTAGAATAACCAGATTTTTGAGATTTTTTATAGAGAGATAGCTTTTGTTTGTTAGTGAAATGTACGACAGACTCAACCAAATGATTGTCACAATCTAGCTGAGATTTATTTTTAAAATTACTAAGATCTAAGTATATAATACTCATGGAGTTTCCTCTTGGGCTTATCCTATTCATTTAGCGAGTCTGCCGTAGCCTTATCGCACTAACGCATGTATTTATATTAATTGATTTTTCTCTAAAAGAAATTCCATAAACCCTTTAAATGAAACAGATTCAGTTAACTTCATACCATTTCTAGTATCATCAAACATGTCTTTAACATGTTGATCTTTCATTGTTTTTGGAGCCATATCTTTAAATTTATCAAAGTCATTTTTAGATGCAGCGTTTCTCATTTTAGAAGCTGAGTAACTGACAACACCACTACCATCTTCATTCCTGTTTACACCAGCTTGTTTGAACTTGATTTTCATATCATTACCATAAAAACCATGTGCTGCTTTTTGACCTCTATATCTCATAGCCAAATCGTCAAATGCATCTCTATCTGAACCACGAACAATGGTTACATCTCTATAACCATCAGAGTACGCTTTTGAAAGGTGGTGTAACAGACTAGGTTGAGAAGGCGAAGAAACTCCGAAATTAACTCCAGGAAATGCTCTACGTGCATGTTTTAATTTTTGCACTGGCGATAATGGGTTTTTCTTTGAATCTTGACTATGTGATAAAATAATTTCATGATCAGCTCTAGTTCTTTGAGCTTCGTTTGTTGTTGCGTTAACAATTTCTCTGTGACCATCATGAATTGGATTAAAACGAACAAATGATAAAACTTTTTTTCTTGCAATAGCTTCATTAAAATTAAGTTCTTCATTAACATTAGATTTAGGTTGTTGTTTGGCTCCACCAATTGCACCCATGCCAGCAAGATTAGAATGAGCGAATCCACCTGGAGTTTGATCAACAATCTTTGATTGGTCACCGCTTTTGCCAGTAACAACATAACCTTCGTGACCAGTTGCGTCACCATTAGGCAATTCAACAGTTTCTGAAGAATTTTTATTCATAACGCCAAGCAACACATGTTTTGCATTTTGAAAATGACCATGCATGTCAAGAATATTTTGAGTATCTTTTGAATTTGAAACAATTTGCTGCATTAATGCGGCGTGTTTCTTTGATTTTGCATCTTTAGAAGATTGAGTTTTTACTGAATCAATATCTTTTTTAGCTTTATTATTTAAAAAATCTAGATATTCTCCAACTTTACCAGAACCTTCTTGACCACCCCTAACTCGAGAGTTGATGAATGTAGTCATTGATTCGCCATGACCTGTTAATGTATCGTAAACTGCTGGTTTAATTCTGCTGTAAGATTTGCGAGCATTTTCCATATGTGTTTCAAATGCTCTTTGTTCTTCAGGTGTGTAATTTTGTGGGTTGACATTCAAAGTTGGGTCATAGTTAAACACATCTGGGTGATCAACAAACTTAGTTCTTTGTTTTTCAGAGATTGGTTGAGCTTCGCCTTTCTTATTGAAGAATGTATGAATTGCAACACCAACTTTTGCATTTGCAGCTCTTGCTGCTTCAGGTGAATCTTTCGCCCATTTATACTTCAATAGATTTGGTTGAGCTGAAAGGTGTCCGCCTTCGTCTTGTAATGGCTTTCCTTCTCCACCGAACAAGAAATCACCCTTATACATTTCTCCAGGGTTCATATCAGTTGGAAGAATTTTATGCGCATGATTTAATACCTGCGTTAATGCAGAAACTAGACCTGGAGCATGACCGTGGTTTCTTTGTATATCTTCTTCAGTGTAATTAATCTTTGGATTCTTATTGAATAATGATTTTGTGGCTACAAAAATTTTACCATCATTATCTCTACCGATGTGGAAAGCAGGAGCACCATCAATTTTCTTTTCAACTCTTTGTGGAGTGCCTCTTCTGCTACCAATCAAATAACTATGTAATGATCTTAAAGTTGAATCAGTAAGGCCAACTCCCTCATGCCCATATAAGGCATGTTCAGTTGAATGAGGCAAATGAGTTTGCTTTGCTTCTTTACCAGCAGCTTCTTCTTCAGTAATATAAGTTGTGAAATTTAACATTATTGTTCCCTTAAAACTTTTTACCACCATGTTCACCTGACCCCATTTCATCAGGAGTAATGTTGACTGGAGCTGGTTTTGATTTTGGTGTTTTTAAAGATAATTTAGTTGTTCCGTTCATGCCCTGCATTGGCCCAGATGTTCCTTTGACACCATGAGTAATTACAGGATGAAATTCATCACTTCCATGATGACGACCTAATATTTGAACACTGATGCCAGAACCACTGTGAGGTACTGCCTTAAATTCTGCATAATTATCTAATGAATTTCTAACATCATCTTGAATGTGACCGATGTGATGATCAACACCAGAAGCTGTTGGTCTAGTATGCAATCTGAAATGATCAAATTTTGTTTCTGGTGAAACTAGAGAAACAATTGTTTCTCTAAGCTGTTTAGAATTCATACCAGCATAACCATTTTGCCATACCTTTGCAATTTCTCTTCTGGTTCTTAAACCAGAACCAACAGCAGCTACAGAAGCTGGTGATGATTTGTTTGCTTTAAATTCTGCATGGTTAGCACCCTGTGAACCAGTAAACCCAAGATCTCTTATATTTTGTTGGTGTGTATTATATAAACCTGTGATAGATCCTTTTTTTAGACCAGCTAATTGTTCAATACTATCTAATCCAGGATTTCTTAAATTTGGATTTTTTTGTGTGCCGTATTTTAATGAAACACCAATTGGTCCTTTGTTGGTTTGCAGCATTATGTCAGCGTCTGAATTTTTATCTTCAATACCAGTAAATGATTTATGGTCTGATTTTTGAGATGTCCAAGCGACCTCATTAATTGTATGATGACCTTGAGAACGTAGATAATCTCGAGCACGCTCAGCTGCTTGGCGAGCATGCGCATTAATTTGGTCATACATCCCTGGATTTCTTTTATCTAATTCTTTTTTGATATAATCATGAACTCCTTGTGGTGAACTTCCGTTTTCGTCGCGATAGTGAGTTAGGAATGCAGCAGGGTTGCCTGATTTATCTGAACCATGTTTAATGTGCGAACCAGCAAGGATCTCAAACAATTTTCCTTTTGCATCATTAAAATTAAATTCTTTATTTTTAGCACCTTCAAACAAAAATGTAGAAAAATTTAACATCAATTAGAACCTTTCTTGGGCATTGCTGAATATCTAGTTATATTTACATTTCCTGTCTCGGGGTCATGTTGAACATGATGACCATGGAACGTGACATTTGGAAATTGTTTTTTTAATTTTAACATTCCTTTGATATTGTCTATTGAATCGTCATACAAATTAACTTCTGACAATCCTTCATTTTTAATAGCATTAGTTATATGAGCAGCTTTAGTGTCGGCGGGTTTTCCTTGCATATTACCAGCTCTACGAACATGTATACCTGTTCCTGGAGTAATATCAATACCATATTTGTTCATGTGTCCAGCAAACTTTACTTTATCGTCTAAGTCGCCTCTGGCAGTTAGCATCTCAACATTTGCTCCATTACTCTTCATCGCTTTCATTTTAGCAATCATACTTCTGATTGGAGCTGCTGAACGACCGAAAACTTCTGAACTTTTAAATTCGTTAAAATCGTAACTGTGATTATCTGGAAGTTGATGAGAGTTAAACTCTTGATTTGATAATGTTCGAACTCTTTTACCAGTAGGATCTTTAACATGAACTCTTAGCTTGCTGTGATCGTGAGCGAATAAAGTTTCGTCAATATCGAAATAGTGTTTAGACTTTCTCGAAATTTTCTCTTCTGTTATAAATTGATTAAAACGGAACATATAGACCTCAAAATATGGCTTTTAACTATTTATATAAAAGGAAAGGCGAGCCTTTCGACTCGCCTTTATAAACGATAAAACATGGTCGGGCGGAACCCCACCGATTTCTCCCGACTATTCCGTGACCTTCATTGTGTCTCTTGCCTCTGCGTTTTGAACGCTACATGTTTTAATCATAAACATATTTAGTCAAAATAAAATTTTATTTTGAAGTATTTAAGAAAAAAGTTGGTGTCCAACCATCAAATCCACCACCAAGATTAAAATGTCGAAGAAATTTTCTAGCTTCTAATTTGTCAATAAATGTTTTTATTAATTGATTTGTTGAAGTTTCCCAAATTTCGAAACCGTTATTATTTTCTATAATTTTATAAGAAAACATCATCTCTCAATTCCCATCTAAGTTATCTCCGTTATCACTTATTTTATGCAATGCCTACATTTTCATTATGAGACACGATCTTAATGACATTATCGACGCGAAAACTGCGCCATGCTTTCTTATCCGTACAATATACTACCATTACGGCTTCATTGATCTCACGCACTTTTTTAGTGCTGAGTGGTTCTTCATGTTTTGCTGGAGGAAGCAGATCTTCCCTAAGAGTACAAGGCATGATCCTCTGCTCTCCATTAACTTTGGTAAATGTAACTTCACATAGTCCTTTCTTCAAAAAATTTTGTATCTCAATCTTTGTCATCATTAAAAGATATCCTCCTGCTTTATCTGCCCCCATTGATTTTGAAGAACATACTTTACACCGTTGGGCATTGAACTTTTTTCATCCAAATAAAGATTACGTTTTTCAATGATCGTCCATTGGCTGCGAGTAAATAGTAAATCCCATATCCATTTGATCATCACTTTTGCTCCACCATTACTCATATTATTATAGCTGTTTTATTAGAAAATGTCAACCACTAATAACGAGCCATCACCTGTTATCCCATTCATAATAATCACCCCCGAGATACTCATCCTAGTTTGATCCCGAATGTTTAGCGGGTGCGACTCGCGCATTCTTGACAGGAACGTCATGGTCTTTCTCCCCCAGCATAGCAGCGATATCTTTATCAAACTCCTCTGGCGAGTAGTCTGGACAAAGCCGCATCATGTTAATACGAAACGATGTAATCAGGATGCTTTGATTTTTCCGGTATCGCTCGATCTCGTCAATCGCTGGTAGGAACACATTAGAATAGTCGTTTCCAAATGTCATCAGCAGATCATTGCTCCGCTTCAGCGTTACTATGATATCTTCTTCCATCACTCACACCTCCATTGCTAACGCCGTTGTTCATATTATTAATATAAGGTA